TGCTAATTTCATCTAACGGTACTAACACAAAGGTTACTAACTGTCTCAACTACTCTAACCAACAAACTGTTCATATATGTTATTTAAGCATCTTTTTCTGTGTGTGTCAAATTTATTTTATAAACTAATTTCACTATTTCCGCCTTCACCAATAATTCCCCTAGGAAATACGTTGAATGCCAAACTGTAGCGATCTTCTTGTGACAGGTTATCCAATACGCTGTGATTCAAAATAGACGGAAACAGCAGTAGATCATTGGGCTTTGGACTAATGGCACAATCTGTATTATACTCGTTAGTTTTTTCAAAATCTATACAGAATGTATCTCTCCACATGTTGTTGTGTGACCGTTCTTTATGAAAGCATATAGCACCAGAAGTAGGGTTGGTTTTCAAATAGTATACTCCGCTGATTAGACTGTTACTGTGCCAGTGCGAAGGGTGATATCCGCCAGTCGGCGCTTTGTTTAGCCAACTGGTTGTTATTAACCACTTTTGCTTTTTGGTTACACCCAAAACTTCGTAGACATACTCGTCAACCTTTTCCTGTATCTGTTTTTTGAGATTGGCAAACTGTGGTTGATCTAGTAATTGACGTTTGGGTGTTTCGAGGTGGGTTGGAGAAGCCTCATCAAAATGACTGAACTCAGAGTTAATCAAAATCTTTTCCATTATAGGATCTGGACCTTTGATCGAGGTCTGATACAAAGGAATTGGAAATAAGTTATGCATCTGATAGGTCATTTCAACCATCCTATCTTTTCTCCGTTATCAATGCGTCTAGTATGTTCGGCAACGCTGCCAGGAAAACGCCAAGCCCAAACAGCGACAAATCCCATAAAAATTGCGGTACTGATAATTCCAATTGGTTTTACTCCTGTGAAGAACATGATTAATAAACTTGTTGACATCATGGCCAACATGAAGAATTTCATCTTAGTTGGAAAGACCCTGCGTTCATTCCAATTGGTAAGGAACGGTCCAAATAACGGATGTCCATATATCCAGGCATGCATTTTAGGACTGCCTTTGGCAAAGCAATAGGCTGCGAATACTACAAAAATAGAGTATGGTAGGCCCGGAGTAATAACTCCTATATAAGCCATACCAAGACTAATAAACCCTAAACATTTCCATAAAAACTTTTTCATTAATCGCCTATACAAATATCTTGAAAGCCTGTGCGTATTGCTGGGCCTTGGGCAGTAAGATCAGATTCTCTAGCAACACCTCTGTTATTGACTATCACACTCAGTGATGATGTAACAATAGTATTACCAAATGCAGTTATCGAGCCTTCATACGCTAGACCCGTGAAGTCAACAAATACATCTGTAGACCCGGATACTATTGGGGACTCTGCTGCGTCGCTTTCTATTCTTGCTGGTGCTTTTCCACTCATGTTATTTCCTAGACTACTGAATCAATCAAAGCCTTAGAAGTTACTCTCTTAGTTGTCCCTTCTGTGTCTGTTACCTTACCAACAGTATTTGTTTTAAAGAAATTAGTAATTTGACCTTTTGAAGGTAATAGATCTGTAGCGTAGGTACTAGCTCCACTGATAGCTGCACTAGCGGTACTAGTCACAAATCCAACTGCACTACCTTGAGCAGCTATTGATCCGGCGTTTTGAAGTGTAGTTTGAATAGTTTGTAAAAATCCCTGTGGCGTTACAGCTACTTCGGGTAGATTGTTTCTTTTTAAAGCAGCCTGTGTGGCTGATTTGTCAAAAGCATTTTTGCTAATTTGATCAGAGGCAATGATTTGACTTGTAGCTACTCCTGCTGCTAGAGTTGAAGATAACCCAGCAAGCTGATTGGCAATGGAACCTAGAGATGTGATCCCTTCTGCGTTTTTACCAGACTGATCTTCATTCATTATCGCTATTGCTTTGAGTAGTTTTTTTGAGTTCAAGGCACTGTGGGCTATTGTTCCAGCGACTGTAGAAGCAGTTACCCCAAGCATTTCGCTATTCAATGCCAATGTCAACGCATCAACTGATCCTTTTAATTGATTAACAGCAGTAGTAAGTGTATCAAACTCCCCAGCATAATTTGGGATTTGAATGGTTCCGCTAGTATTACCAGTTAATGTGCTTTCTAAAATTTCGGCCATTTATATCTCCTTACACTAATTTAATGCCAGTGGTTGACTGTATGAACTGATCAGCAAACGATTTATCAGTGGCTTCTGCCATAGTCACAGTCTTTTTAAACAGTTTGACATCCTTGTCTGGATTAACTGTAAACAGGTAGGGCATTAGGCCTGGTCCCTGTTGTCCCATACCGATAACCATCGGTCTGTGTAATTTATAATGCTCTGCGGTTTCATCTACTAGAGTAGCAACGATTTCTTCACCGCTGGTCAGTTTCAAGGTGATCACTTCACCTACTGTTACACCTTTGTCAATTAACATGTTTATCCTTTGCGAAATATGCTTTTAATTCTGTAAATCCGCCAATCAACGATTCATCTAAAAAGATCTGCGGCACTGTTCTTGCTGTTGGTACAGCTTCTAATAACTGTTCTTTAGTATAACCGTGCCCAATTTTACATTCTTCAAACTCAATGCCTTTCATTTTGAGCAAGCCTTTGGCTTGATCACAAAATGGACAGTTGTCTTTACTCCACACAATAGCTTTCATTTATATCCTTTAAATCGTTGGTAACTCATCATAATTTATGCTGTCGCTCATAATACCGATCACATAATTGGTTGATTCATTTTCTTGAAGAGCAGTCTGCTTCTTGCTAGTATCTGAATGTTTGTTAAACCACGGAATTGGTGTTGTTTTAGGAGCACTAGTATGATATTTAATCCCTATATCTTTTAGGGAGTTAAAAGCGGTAAAGTCCACAAAGTCTTTAAGAATATTAGCATTAAGTCCAATCACTGGACCTTTATTAAACAAATATTCTGCCCACTCTTTTTCTTCACGGATGACATCCATATATAACGCATAGACTTCTTGCTCGCATTCTAGTTTAGCATCAACAAATCGTTGATCTTCTTTGATGACCTGATTGATGATGTAGGCTGTCCAACCTTTGTGTAGTAGTTCGTCTTGAAGAATTAGGCTGATAATGTTGCCGTTGCCAATAAAGATCTTGTTCTCAACCATGGCCAAACTTGTGGCAAACGATACCATAAAGCGGAACGCTTCTAATGCGTAACTTGCGTGTAGTGCTAGCCAAATTGCCTTGATATATTCTTTTTCAGGAATAACTTCACCAAGTTCTTTGCGACAATTAATAACGTGTAACTTGTCGTAATACAAACCAACACTGCTGGCCATATCTACAATCTCTTTGGTCTCGTGAATCGTATTGAATACATCTTTTGGTACGTTATAGATGTTACGAATGATATGACTGTAACTTTTTGAATGAATGTTAGTTTCAAAGAAACCCCAGTTGTACATCAATGCTTCTAGTTCTGGTAGACTACATACCGGAGTAAACACCTGCGTTGGCCCACGTCCTTGTAAACTATCTAAGGCTGTTTGACGTAGTAGGTTACTGGTAAAGATATGCTTGACAGCTTCACTGGCATCCTTAAAGTCGTTGCTGTCCTTGCTTAGACTGATCTCTTCTGGTTGCCAAAAGAAGCCGCGAGCGGTAGCATCAAAGTCTGCAATCTTTTTATATTTGACTTCTTCAAAACGTTGGATGGTAACTGGCCCTGCTGGGTCCAGAAACATCTTGCGACTTAGATAGTCTGTCTTTGTGGTTAAGTTGTATTGTTGTTTTGACATTTTAATATTTTCCTGAAGCAAGTACAATCTTGCAAATATGTTCTAATCTTTCTATGTGCTCATAGGCACGCCATGGGCTAGTATCGATGGCAACTACTCCGTGTCCTTTGATGCCTACTATATCATACTCAATGTTACCGTCTTTGTCCAACTGTAAATTCTCGTGACACCGGTCAGCAAGCTCTTGACTAATAGGTGGCACATCGCCTACATTGGGTGCTACTTTTGTATAGCGATTAAGTTCTGGAAACGCATCGCTAATAGTACTTAGATCAATGTCGGCATGCATTGCGGCAATACAATAAGTTGGATGAACGTGTACTACTACACGAACTTCGCCTGCGTGTTGTCCCATTTCACGTTGTAAGCCAAAGTGTAA